AAATCATCGCCACTTAAAGCGGCTAACATGCGTAGTTCGGCTGTGTTGTAGTCGGCCTCGATGAAGATATATCCGGGTTTTGCCCTAAACATTCTTCTATAACGTGCATTCCTAGGGATATTTTGGATGTTTGGCTCTTTAGAGGCGAGCCTACCCGTAGTTGTTCTGGTAAGGCTATAGGTAGTATGAATCCTACCGTTTTCATCCCGCATTGTCAATAAGGGCTTGACATAAGTACCTAACATCTTAGTGATGGTACGGTACTCGCGAATCTTATCGATAACCGGATTACCCTTGAACTTTACCAGAAGGCTTTTATCTGTCCCTGTGGGCTTCTTGCCTTTATAACGAAGTCCCATCTTATTCCAGAGAAGGTCGGCAACCTGAGCTGGCGAATTGGGATTAACATAGAAGCCAACCAAATCCTTAAGCTCATGTTCAGCTTGCAGCAGCTCAACACCTAGCTCCTGTTCGTTCAGGTGGATGTATTCAGCATCTGTGCCAATACCTCGCATCTCCACGCGAATAAGCAGCTCTGTAGCCTTTAACAGGGTTTTGGTGTATAACTTCTCTAAGTCAGGCTCTGCCCGAACCTCCTCTCTGAGACCCGTCCAGATACCTGCAGTATTCTTAACGTCTTTTGCCAGGTAATCATGCAGAATGTTCGGAGGAACTTTTTCGTAGGAGTCGCTTCTCTTCGGCGCCCACTTTTTAAGCACGTCCTTATAACTAGGCGCACCTAATCTATCCTTAGCCAAACTCTCTAGGTCATGCCCACCTTGATATTCGTCTAATGCATATGACAGCAAAAGAGTGTCTTCATCGATCCGGGCTTTGTTTAGACCGTTAAAGTGCAGGAATTTGATGTCAAACTTGCCGTTATGCCAAATGAATTTAACCCCGACACTAAGTAAACGATTAGTCGCCTCTTTATAGGCGGCGTCATTTACCATCAAGTTTCCAGGTAAAACATAACCTGTAGATCGTGGTTTTCCGGTATCTGGATCTGTAGTCCAGAAGTCTCGGTGATTTGGGAACAACCCAAGACAAAGAATTCGGTCTGTTCGGTGATTGAAACCGCTTGTTTCAATATCTGTGCCTGTAGGGAGATCGGCGTACTGGGGTTGGCTGAGCCTTTCGGTAAATTCAAGGACTTCTTCAACCGTTTCCAGAGTTTTAAAGAGTGGCTCACTATAACCCTCCCTGATATCTGTACCAATACCAGCAACGGCTAATGCGTTCGCCAAATCATTTCGCCACTGTTTTAGATTACCGTTGCCGCGCATCAGGAATGGCGGAGAGTAAGTCGGAGCAATAACAACAGACGCCCCGTTAGGATCTTGTGTGGTGATGAGCTCTCCGCGGCGTTGGGTAATCTTAAAGTTGGGATCTCCGAGCACCGAGATACAGGCCCACTTCCCTAGGGGTATGATGACTTTCCTGGGATGTTGCCAAATAATTTCCATCATGTGGGGTTTACATGCTAATAGAGCCTTATTCATTCTGGGCTCATTAGTTGCACCACCTGACGGAACATAACAGCGCATCGCTGTTAGACTCAGAGCATCGTCAAAATTAAAGCCCTCAGGAAGGGCTTTACGTAACAAGTCGCCTCCCGGACCTACGAAAGGCTTGCCATATTTGATTTCTTGTAGCGCGGGCGATTCTCCGACAAATACGATGGGCGAATCAATTTTACCCCGCGTACCGCACGAAGCCCCGTTATGGGGGCATCCTACGCAGATGACTCCAGAACTAGGCATTTGATATCAATCTCCGGATGGCTTTAAGATTATGTTCCACCAATCTAATGTGGCTGTTATAGCGGCTTTGTTTTAGAAGTTCATCCCAATCCTTGCTCCAGTAATCTTCTCGCGGCCCAGCGAATACCGGATAATCCAAAGACAGAAAATCCCCTTGCTGCAGTGCCATACGCACCGGAACAGCTGAATCAATGCCTATCACGCCAGAAAGAAGAGAAGCAGCCACATCATCGGCGAGGTTGTCAGAAAAGCCCAGCAAATGAACTTTAAGACCCATCTCTGTTGCAATATAGGTTAGCGGAACTCGTGTGCGTATGGTTTTGGTTATGATGCGAGGGATCGAAACACAATCTAGATCCGGCATTGCTCGCATAAAACCTGATAAACATTCCAGGCACTGATCGATCGTAGACCCCTGAACAACTGCCAGAGGTTTGATCGTTTTGTCGGGATCGAGATCACGCAGCTCTTTGTATGCAGCGACCGATCTCTCAATGGTCTTTTTGCTATCCCCTAAGAAGTCAGGGAGTACAGCATAAGATGCATTAAGGATGCGACATGCATTGATGACTTCTTGGATAGGCAGTGGGTAGCCTAATTCAATCAGGCTATTGTCCATGATGATCGTGGCATCAGGATCAGTCGCCAAATGTCCATATACGCGTTGATATTCCGAGGGATGCTCAAGAACATCATGCGCCAATAACAGATGGTAATTGTCCAAAATACCCCGCTCTTTTAGAAGACGCGCTAAAGGTAATGGAACTACGGGAGCGAATCGAGCCATATTATCCACCATCTATATATTATAAAGCAAGTCCTAGAGAGGTCACTAGTGAAAATCTAAATGCCAACCTAAATTTTCACTAGTTCCGTCTTACAGCAGACTTACACGCGAAGGGAGGTGGTCGATTGCATCAGTCGGAAAAATTCATCTCGAGCAGGCGGTACATCCCTGAACAAACCTCGAACAGAGGACGTAGTAGTCGGCACGCCGGATACCGCAACACCACGGGCGGCCATACAGGTATGAACAGCTGAAACTACTACAATGACGCCCTTTGCCTCGAGATGATCCATCAAGTGGTCAGCGATTTTGTCGGTAATGGTTTCTTGGATCGAGGGGGTTGACAGTCCAACAGCTTTGACTAGCCTGGACAATTTCGACAATCCCACAACGCGGTTGTTGGGGATATACCCAACATGAGCCTCACCAAGAAAGGGCAACAGATGGTGGGCACAGACACCACGAAAAGGAATCTTGGTTTGGGCGATCATTCCATGGTATTCTGTCCCTCCATGAGCGAAGGAGGCCTTCAAGATTTCCTCGGCTTCGTAGCCCTGGGAGAACTCTTTGAGGTATTTGACAAAACGCTTGGGGGTGTCTCGGAAGTTTTCGTCCTCCAGATCAATACCCAAAGCCTCCATCATCTTCTGTGCATACGCAATGGCAGCTTCGGTAGCTTTAGAATGGGCTTTTGTGGTGGCTTGGAGATCATCTTTAGGTCCGGGGTACAATTTACCTTCAGAACTATCGCCATCTTCGGTGCAGCAATAGTGTAATTCTTTGTCCATTGATTTATCCTGCTTGTTGGGTTTGTACATTTTAGCGACCTCGAGCATTGCCATACGCAAGCACGTGTTGTTGCGGAAAAATTCGAGCATGGGCTAATTTCGGATGATGGTTGGCAACCATGTCTTGGAGATCTGCAAACCAGTCCAAAATGGTGGTTCGTAGCTTCTGCAGTTCATTGTCCAGGACAGCCCCGTCAATTGCAGGCGGCAATTGATTACCCACGGATAAATACAACCTAAGATCCGGATATCGTCGAGTAACCTCTTCGGCGAACTGCAAATCCACGGTACTCAGAATCGGGATCTTCAGGAATGCCGTAGTCTTTATCATCTCGCCAATGCGTGAATACAGGGCTGTATAGAATGCATCTACCCTGTTTAAATAAGATATACCGTAGCCCATTCCAGGACCTTTAGGCGAGATAGCAATGGAGTCGCATTTAGCGATCCAGTCATGCCAAAGAGTACCTTGAGTCTCGACGGCCACTTTAATGTCTTTGACGGCCAAAAGTTCAATAAGGGTTGTCAAGTCCCACATCGCCGGATTACCTCCGGAAATGGTTAACCAGGAACCCTGTGGCATCTTTTCTCGGAGCTCGTATGCAATCTCTTCACAGGTCATTGCCCTGCGCGTCTGGGCGATAAGATGCGGATCGACAGCATGCATGCTATCGCAGAACGTGCATCGATAATCGCAGCCTCCTGTCCTAAGAAACCAAGTCTGAACCCCTACCAAAGGACCTTCACCTTGGTATACGGGACCAAATATCTCCATTACCGGAATTTGCTTAGTCATTTTTCACGTCCGATAGATGGTGTAATCAACGACTCCGGCATTGAAGAAAGCTTCTTTGCGTGCGCGACATGTTGGGCAAGTACCGCAATGTACATCCTCACCTGCATAGCAGCTCCAGGATAACGCAAAAGGCGCACCCAGCTCGTCGCCCCACTTAACCACCTGGGATTTGTCCAACTCAATCAGTGGGGCCGACAAACGAACTTTGTGGTATGTGCCGATATAGATTGCGGCCGCCATGGCGCCGACAAAATCAAGTCGACAATCAGGATATGCATCACCGGCAGCATCTTCTGCATGCATACCAGCATAGATAATAGCCGTTTCGTCATCCGCGAGCTTGGACGATGCGTATGCAGCGATTTTCGACAGCATTTGGCCATTACGAAAGTGCACATACGTAGGAGAAATGCCAACCAGCTCCTTGTACGAGGCATTCGGGATATCGGCGTCGGGATTCGTGAGCATGCTTTGGGGTTGTGTACCGAGATCCAGGATGACTTGCTCGACTCCGTACAATGCACAAATCTGGCGTGCTTGTTCTAATTCTTTGGCGTGACGCTGCCCGTAATTGATCCCAACAGCCGTTACGTTGTCATCTCCATGTCGATTGCACGCAAGGGCAAGACAAGTTGTACTGTCAATGCCGCCACTGAATAAAACAAAGCCCTTGATCTTGCCTTCCATGGAGGCCTCCAGTGTCCGAATAGGACCAAATGTTTGTACTTCCAACGGATCGAAAGCTTGCATTAGCACAGCTCCAATCAAAAAGGGTGCCGGTTACGTTATCCGGCTCTTTGGCTATTTACCAAAGACGTATAAGTCAGCAGTCAGGCATTGCACCTGACAGGCGACATCACATGAAGCCGGAAGCACCTTCTTCGCTGGGCGGAAGAACATCCTTCACGCTGTTGCGATTCTGTCCCTCGTACTTCGAGATGTCGACGCGCACTCGGCAACGCTTACCGGAGAAGTAAGCCTCGTTGGCCAGAGCTTCCGGATCGAACGGGGTCTCGATGAGCTCCGGAGCGATACGACCGAGGATCTTTTTCAGTCGCGGCAGGGAGTTCTCGATGAACGGGGTGTGGAAGAACAATTTACGGTTAGCGTAATCGCCCTCCTCCACCTCGAACTTCCACGTCCACATCGGGTTGCCCGAACGCTGGCTGATGCCGTAGGTGACTTCATCGATGATGACGTCGTACACACCCCGAGGCATGCACTCAGGACCCGCATCTTCCGTAACGCCACCGAGATTGATCATGGTTGCGTTGCTTTCGTCTTTTTCGAACTGCATGGCATTTCCTTAGTTGGTTGGTTGGTTGGTAGATTACGGCTTAAGCCTTCTTTGTAGTGTTAGGCTTTTCCAACAGGTCTACCGCCTGTAAGATCGATCCCATCGAGGGGTTGTCGAAGTAACTGCCCTTATAGGACGAAAGACGATTCTTGGCATCATACTTAGCTGAAGGTTGGACAAACATACGACGAACATCTTCGCCGCTACCGTCCGCTGTTACAACTAAGAAGCCAACGATGTCCATAAATCCCTGGACTTGCTTCGATAACTTACCCGTTAAAGCCGGCTGATAGACGAATCGCTTAAATTCGTCCTGGGTGTATGCAGCCGCTGACGTAATGATGACATTCATGGGTAGATCACGGAAAGCCCTAACCAGACGAAGAATCTGGCTATTGTTCTTTTTGTACTCCGCCCACTCGGCCATCTGTGTTTCTTCGTCCAGGCGAGTATTCTCGGTAATACCAAGCAGCTGATACATCGAGAAGGTTTCGGCTTCGGACAAAGAATCAATGATCACGGTATTAAAGCGTCGTGCTTTTTTATCCGGATCATAATCCGTAAACAAAAGTTTTTCCAGCTCCTTGAGCTTCTCCTCATTGTCTTCATCGCGCAATTTACAGTGCACCTTGAGGTACTCCTGTACACGCGCTAATTCCTTAAACGTTGATACGCGCACAACATCAATATGTTCCGCTGTATCTTCCTGGGTGGCGATTGTCAGATCTCCTGCTTCGGCATCGATCATAAGAACATCGCGCATTTGCGGTACCAGAGCCGCCGAACCAGCCAATCTAGTTTTGCCAGTACCATAATTGCCATACACAAAGAGCTTTAGCCAACGGCTCTTGTTATGTATCGACGAAATCTGAAAAGAAGGAGCCTTTACAGCCACTCCGCCAGGAAGTCCTGAGGGGGTTCCAGCTGAGGGGTTCCCGCCTGCGGGAGCGCTCCGAACGGCGGGAGTTGCGGGACTTGATTTGCTAGGGGCAGGAGTTGTCGCCATGAGGTGTCTTCTTCCTTACGTTGTACAGTTAATGATTCCAGGAGACTTTCAAAGTCACTGCCATCGTCCATAGCTACACAAACCGACTGTAGCGCGCATTGCCATCCACAATCACCTGTAGGATTGGGATAAAGAGCAATGTTTGGGTTAAAGATGTCCTCGACTTCCAGCAGGATCTTGGTGCCTTCGGACTGAATCTGTGCCGGAGACCTTTCGAGATAATCCCGCCGAATATATCTGTCGGCATCTTCCGTTTCTTCGGCCACTAAGCTATTTAACAGCGCAACATTGTCAGGAGGTGCTCTAGAGATATCGCCGTAGATATCCAGCAATGCCTGTCTGTATTGCTTAGCCGTGGTATTTTGTTTCTTGTCCGTTGAAACTCTGCCCGAAGCCAGAATACGAGGCATCTCTGGCAAATCTTTTTTGAACTGCATATAGACTACACCCGCTACGGGTAAATCATACAGCGCAGATGCAGCCCAGCAATAGGAAGTGATCTGATTGTCGGTGTCAAAATGATGGATGCGGAATGCCTTGGCTGTCTTGTATTCCACCACCCAAAGACGATCATACTCGTCAATGGCTACGCGGTCAATCGTACCTCTGTAGTAGATTGCACGACCATCATGAGTCTTGACGGGTAATTCGATATGGAAGTTTACCTCGCACTGAGGCTCACCATTATGCCAATACGTCTGCAGAGCATGGCGATTTTTCAACCAGTACTGCGAGTAGTACTGCATTAAGCCAATGCCTAGGATTTCAAGCTCGCGTACCGTAGGAGGAGCCTTTCTGGCTGCTTCGGTAGCAATGACGTATGCTTTGAACGCCCTATCGGGAGATCCGTATCGATTATACCCATGAAAATCTTCCAGGGCATAATGGACACCTGTACCAAACCAAAAGTAGTCTGGCGAATCTGCAGGGGTTAGGTTGAAGCGATTAGGACTTTGCCAAGCCCATAAGCGACGACATCTGCGAAACAGAGCACGTTCGCTGGTTCTGATGAATGCGGGTCTTGCATCTCCGGATACCTCCGGAAAGGGTTTTACGTTTGGCATTTTTGGGCGCCTTATAGGCTTCTGCATCGAATGCAATAGTAATAATTATACTATAGCATATAAGGACATATCAAGAGGATTTTGAATGTCAAATCAGGATCCGCCTTGACCTCAGCTCTGGGAGAACTCCCTCTGAGAGAACTTCCCTTCGGATCTAGTCAACTCTTTGGTCGTGCATGAATGACGTCACATTGACAACCTTTTCATTAAGCACGCTTCTGACTGAATCCTCAATGCTGCCTTTGTGTACAATGTAGTATACCTGTACTCCCTCCATTATTTTAGAGTCCAGTCTTCTTAACCTTCCTTCTGCCTGGATGTTTTCTGCCGGATCCCAGCTAAATCCAAGTACGTAGGCGGTTTTAACTGTGTCTAATGCAAAAGATTCCGCAAAAGAAATAGAGCAGATCATTACTCCCTGCCCCTTTTTAAAGCCTTCAATCCTTGTGTTCACCTCTTCAGGTTTGGTTTTACCTTGCAAAGACCAAATCTTCGATGCAGGATATCCGCTCTCGACAAGAGCTTCTCGGATTATCGGAATGGCTGCGGCGAAGCATGTGAAAATAACGGTGTGAGGGTCGTCCTCCACAGCATCCAACAGATATTCGAGGCCAGCACCCAATTCTGCATTAGGATCTAGCAATCGAGGAGTTACTGCAACCTGTCTTTGCCTAACCACCGATGACAGAGAACCCGGACTTACAATAAATTTACCTGCATCGGATATTGTTAGCAGGTTCTCACCAATCTCCTTATGCATCCTAGCTTGTTCGGGCGTCATGTCCAGATCTATGATCGTCCTTACCAGTGGTGGTAGATCTGGTAAAACTTCCTGCCTGGTTCTGGAGACATAGTAACGGCTCTTAAGGAGCTTCCATAGGTTATCTGAATTCTTTGTGCCGATAATTTCCTTACCGAAGCCGGTATCATCGACGATGCAAAAAGTATTGACAAAACGCCAGTAAGATCCGAATACGCTGGGATTGATCATATTGAGGGCTGCCCAAACGTTTTGGGAACCTCGGTTGGCTAAGGTAGCGGACAACGCAAGAAAGTACTTGGTTTTAATGCTCTTTAAAGTTTCGTACCTTTTCGATTTGCGGTTACGCCATTTATGGGCTTCATCCGTTATTAGGACATCAAACTTCTGCCTCTTAGCTAATTCTTTGTCCCTTAGGAGTGTTCCATAATTTACCAGGGCAAACTGATAGTCTCTGTTCCATAGGGCATGCCGAACAGAAGGTTGTCCGTCCATGATAATATATGACGCACCCAGCCATCGTGGGATTTCTTTCTTCCAAACCAGGATCGACGAGCCTGTACCCGCTACTAGAACTTTTAACGGCCTTCCCTCCTGCTCCTGCAGCATCTGCAGAATAATTAAGGAGATTAGTGTCTTTCCGAGACCCGTTTTGTGCCCGATAATAGCGCGTCCACCCCATGATACAACGCTCCTAGCATCCTCGAGTTGATATGGTCTAGCGGCTTCGATGGGTGTCATTTAATCTGTCGCCTCAATTGCACAATCTCGGAGAGTAAGGCTGCCTCGCGTTGGCTGCCAATCCCGTTTAATTTGGCTTGTTCTAAGCATTCTTTGCGGGCCTCTAGCGCCTGATTTCTCCAGTATTCCGCCAGTCGTAATAGGGTGCTTGGATGGAGTTCGGCGTTTGGGACTAATTTTTCCCAGACATTAACGTCATGCTTATCCTGATCCATGACTTGCCTCCTATTCGGGTTTTGGCTTAGTCAACCATTTACCCTCAAGAATCATCTGATGCCGGAATTTATGATAGCCTATACCAAGACTCTCGGCAATATCAGCTGCCGGTAACATCACACCAGATTTAGGGTGGGGTAATAGAACTGATTGTCGTTTGTTGCGGGCTTGTTGTTTATTTGTTGCCCAGCGAACATTACCAGGCTCGTAGCCTTTATTCGGATCTATTCTATCAAGCGACATTTGCTTAGAAGGACGTCGACCCATACCTTTGAAAAAGCCCTCAAAGGTTTTCCATTCCTCACACACTGTTATACCCCTGCCTCCATAATATGCATATGCTGTATGCTTTTCATTGTGGCATCTGTTCATCATTGCCTGCCATACAATGTAAGTGGACTTCTCCAGGGTAGGTAGTCCCTTACGACGGCAGCCGCAATGTGTCTTGGGGTGATTTGTATGAATTAGGTCAGCATGACCCACAACAATTACTGCCCCGCAAACGCAGGCGCATCGCCATCTCTGACGCATTGTGATGGGTGTGGGAACCTTCCCCAGTACAAGAAGATCCCCTATTTGCTGTCCTTTTAGATCACGCAGTCCATGTCTTTCGCGTTTACCTGCACTCGATTTCGACTTTGGCTTTGTTTTCGTCTTCGGTGTTGTGCTCATGGGTCTCCCTGAAGGGTAGGAATTGTTCTTGCGGAATACGGTCGTCTAGATCCGGACGATTTCGCATATGCCAGCTAAGAAACATTAAATTGCAGGCGGCGTGTGCTACGTGGGATTTACCACTTTCGGGGTCTAGATCTTGACC